GAGGAAGATTAAAAAAATGAAAGTCAAAAAAATCAAAAAAGCGGAATGGGTAGGAAAAAGATTTGCTCATACTTCTGCAATAGCACCTAATGCCAGTTCTTCAATTATTATGGGCAATACATCTCCCTCAATTGAACCATATAGAGCAAATGCATATAGGCAAGACACTCTCAGCGGTGCGTGGTTAAACAAAAATAAATGGTTAGATAAAATTATTAAGGAGAAATGTGATGGCAATTCTAAGTTGGACTATAAAGAAATCTGGTCGAGTATCATCGCAAACGATGGAAGCGTTCAACATCTTGACTTTCTCGACGAATGGACTCGTGATGTATTTAAAACCTCGATGGAAATCGATCAGAGGTGGGTCGTACAGCATGCAGCAGACCGTCAACAGTTTGTGGATCAGGCGCAAAGTGTCAATCTCTTTTTCAGACCTGACTCAAATATCAAATACATCCATGCAGTCCACTTTATGGCCTGGAAAAATGGCTTGAAAACATTATACTACTGCCGCTCAGAGAAGATTGCAAAAGCTGATAAAGTCTCGCGTAAAATAGAAAGACAAGTTATTGAAGAGATAGACATGAAAGCATTAGCAGAAGGAGAAGATTGTCTAGCATGTCAAGGTTAATATATGAAATTATATAAAATTTATTTAGATAGAAAACAAACTTAATAGGATGATGTATGAAAACTACATTTTTGATTGATGGTGGACTTGGTAGACAAATCGCAGCAATTCCAGCTTTGGAGAAATATATAAAGAAAAATCCAGAAACAACTATAATTACATACTTCTGGACTCCTATTTACTGGGGCAATCCGCTGCTTGCTCCTAAAACATTTGATTCAAATACAAAAGGTATCTTTGACATAATTAAAGATACTAAAATTTTAAAACCAGAACCATATTATAATAACAATTATATACATGGCAAAATAAATATGGCTGATGCATTTAATGAAGAAATAAATGGCGACAATGAAAAAATGCCCGTGCCGAAGATTTATTTATCACCTGCAGAATTAAAACGTGGTAGAAACATAGTTAAACAAAACAATAAAAAAGTTATCTGCTTTCAGCCCTTTGGCAGTACAGCAAATTTTGAAAACAATGATGTATATGACAATACAGTAAGATCGTTAAGCAAAGAATTTGCATTAACTATTATTGAAATGTTTAAACGTGAAAACTACGATATTGCGTTTTTTGACGATAGGGAAATAGGTTGTGTAGATAGAAATAAATTTTTAAATATTCGAGGTTTAGATTGTAGAGTGTGGGCGTCTATTATTGCAAATTGTGATTACTTTGTTGGATGCGATAGTTCTGGACAACATATTGCCAGAACTTTTGATATACCGGGATCAGTTTTTATTGGTGGCACATCTGAAATAAATACTAGTTATCCCGATTTTTTCACTATACTTAAAAAAGAAGGACCTAAATCATACATGAGTTATCGTCTAGCTGATTTTGATTATTGGTTGTCAGAATTACAAAATAGTGATTTGATGACATATACACATGAAGAAATGATAAATGCGTCAAAAGTAATAGTACAAGAAGCAAAAAAACAAAGTAGAGGAAAATGAAAAACTCATACTAGAACCATACATATTTATAAATAATAAGTGTGGTTCTAACACGGAAATCAAATGAATCCCTATTTCTCAAAATTCAAGAAATATCTACAGGTAAGGTTTATGTTGGTAGTCAATATGGTAAAAAACAGATCCTAGTAATTTTTTCATAAAATACTTTACATCTAGTAAATATGTTAAATCTAAATCACCTTCGGATTTTAGAGTAGAAAAAATATTAATACGAAAAGATGCGAGAGAATATGAGCGTCGTTATATACAAAAATGTTATAACATATTAGGTAAAGAAAATTTTCTAAAATAAATGGTGAATCGTAATTTGTCTCCAGAAATATTGCACAACGAAACCGAAAAATTAAAAATTTCTAAACGTATGAAAAAAAGATGGGAAAGCGGAAGTATGGAGGAAGTACATAGAAAAGCTACAATTACGAGAAAAACAAGAGAATATAGTAAAGTATTTAAAAGTGACGAGGAAAAGAAAAAAATATCAGAAAGAATGAAAAGTAATAATCCTATGTTTAGAGAAGAGGTTAGAAAAAAACATAAAGAGGCAGTCAATTCTGAATATAGTAAAAAAAGAAAATCTGAAATAGCCAAAGGAAACACCTTTGCGAAAGGTAGAGCATGGTATAATAACGGCAAAGATACAGGAATGTTTTACAGTTGCCCCGAAAATTGGCAAAAAGGAAGACTTTATCCACATTGGAACCATAACAGAAAAGCAAAGAATGAAGAAAACTCACCAACAACTTAAATTAACAGACGAGCGCGCTTATTTTAAACCTTTTAAATACCCATTTTGCTATGAAGCATGGTTAAAACACGAGCAAATGCACTGGATTATGACAGAAGTTCCAATGCTTGAAGATGTAAAAGATTGGAAAAATAAATTAACAGACGATGAAAAAAAATTTTTAACACATATCTTTAGATTTTTTACTCAAGGCGATCTAGATGTTGCTGGGGGCTATGTAAAGAATTATTTACCTTACTTCCCGCAACCTGAGGTGAGAATGATGTTAGCTGGTTTTGCTGCTCGTGAAGCATTACACATCGCGGCTTATTCTCATTTGATAGAATCCCTTGGAATGCCTGATACAACATACAATGAATTTCTCGAGTACGCTGAGATGAGAGAAAAACATGATTATCTCTTAGACATCAGTTTAAAAAATAGCACTAAGCAATCCACAGCTGAACATATAGCTGCATTTAGTGCATTTACTGAGGGTATGCAACTTTTTAGTAGTTTTATAATGTTACTTAACTTTCCTCGTCATGGTTTAATGAAAGGCATGGGCCAAATCATAACATGGTCAATTGCAGATGAAACACTGCATGCGGAATCTATGATAAAACTTTTTAGAACATATATAGAGGAAAACAGAGAAATTTGGAATGATGAACTTAAAGGAAAAATTTATACAATTGCTACCAAAATGGTGGAACTTGAAGATAAGTTTATTGATTTGGCATTCGGTATGGTACGCGTGGCTGATCTGGACGCTAGCGACGTTAAACGTTATATCAGGTATATTACTGATCGCCGCCTTATTAGTATGGGCCTTAAAGGAATCATGAAAGTTAAAAAGAATCCTTTGAGATGGGTAGAAGAAATGTTAAATGCTCCGACACATACTAATTTCTTTGAGAATAAAGTAACAGATTATGCTAAAGGTTCTTTAACGGGTGATTGGAAAGATGTCTGGGCCAAAGCAGCATAGGAAAGATAAATGTTTATTCAAAATATGCAGTTAGAAGGAATAAAGACTCAATTTGACCCTTACATAGTTCCTGCGTTCACTAACTTAGGGGGATTTGGCACAACTATTACTAATGTAAACATAATAGATGGAGGTTACTTTAATAATACTGATTCTGCAAGCCAAGATACATCTGTCTCAGATCTAGGAACAGAATACGATACTTATGCTATGGTATGGATAATGGGGTATGCTCACAGAGACATAGTTTTTAATTCACTATTTAAAGTAAGAAGTTATGAAGCATATAATACTTCTACGCATTCGGGGACAGCTAAAATAAGAACAGCAGTAACCGAATCAACGGACGATCCTCGTTTTTGGGGAAGTAGATCGATTGTAAGAGCTGCAGCCACTACAAATTTTACCACTGTTCTTCAACTAGTTCCATCTACAACAAATATATTTGCAAACAAATTTTTTATTGTCGGATTAAATGGGCCTCGAACAAGAACCTATAAACAAGTTAATGCTAATAGAACTGTATGGTCCACTATTGATAATCAAGCTGTTACATCTTCCAATCCTTTGCTTCCTTGGGTAACTTATATTAATAAATGCTGGTGGACCCCTTTAGAAAATACTGAGGATGATGGTAATCTGCCTATTCAAATAGGTAATACTATCTATGGTAATACAAGTTCCTCATATACACAAATAGATGGATATGTACCCTGGTATTCTCTTTACTTACGGAAATATTAAATGTTACAAGTTACAGATAAAGCTTTTAAACAAATAAGAGCAGTACAAGAAGAGGAAAACGATTTTTCCTCCCTACGAGTATATGTTCAAGGTGGCGGTTGTTCTGGTTTTCAATATGGATTTACTTTTGATGAAAACCTAGCCGAAGATGATTATATAATTGAACAGAATGGTGTTAAAGTTCTTGTTGATGCCGCTTCGATGATTTATCTTAGTGGTGCTGAAATAGATTACAAGAAAGATTTAACATCAGCACAGTTTGTTATTAGAAATCCAAACGCAACCAATACTTGTGGTTGTGGTTCTTCTTTTGCGGCCTAAAATGTACAAATATAAATTATGGGTTCGTATCAATAATTATCAAACGGCTGAAACAATTATTTATGCTAACGGCGATTACGAAGCAAAATTATTAGGTGAGGCACAATACGGTTATGGCAATGTTCTTAACTACACAAGGATGTATAATGAATAAAATATTTTTCTCATTGTTCACTCTACTTTTTTCCACTTTCGCTGCAGCGGGACCTTATCATTATAGGCATGGCCAACATCGGTTTTATCATACCCCTTCAGTTTATCATTGGGTTGTACCTGCGGTGATTGGCGGCACCATTGTATATGCTGCTACAAGACCTGACCCTATAGTAGTACAACCACAACAACCCGTGATTGTTACGAATCAATATGTGGTCGTTGATGGTATAACTTACAAAAAAGAAATAATGGTCTTCAATGGCATTTCACAAGAAGTTTGGATTAAACAATAATGGCCTACTCAGCACAAGTCATAGATCATTATGAAAATCCAAGGAATGTTGGTTCGTTTGCCAAAGAAGTAAAAAGAGTCGGTACAGGCATGGTTGGTGCGCCTGCCTGTGGTGATGTAATGAAACTACAAATACAGGTAAATGACGATGGTATCATTACGGATGCTAAATTTAAAACATATGGATGTGGTTCAGCGATTGCGTCTAGTTCGCTCATTACGGAATGGGTCAAAGGTAAAACTCTCGAGCAAGCCGGCACTATTCGCAATACTCAAATTGCAGAGGAGCTTGCGTTACCACCCGTTAAAATACACTGCTCCATATTGGCAGAGGATGCGATCAAGGCTGCAATAAAGGATTTTAAAAATAAATATGATAACATCTAATTATGTACTTGAAAGAAGAAAAATTTGCGATTCTTGTGATAGTTTAAAACAAGTGTTTGGTGTTAAAACTTGTAAAGAATGTGGTTGTGCAATCTGGGGGAAAACTATTATACCAATTGCAGAATGCCCATTAAAAAAATGGGGTAAATATGATAAAAAAGATTGATCTAGCACATATGGAAGTTGCAGAAATTTATTCGAGACTTTCAAAAGCTAAAAGATTAAAAGTTGGCGCTATAATAGTAAAAGATAATAGAGTAATAAGTATAGGATACAATGGAACACCTGCTGGCTGGGATAATAACTGCGAAGAGGAGATTGAAGGTACTCTCAAAACGAAAGCTGAGGTTATTCATGCGGAATCTAACGCAATCGCTAAACTTGCTAGATCTTATGAGACAGGGCTTGATAGTGATATGTATATTACTCATGCACCATGTTTTGACTGTGCAAAACTTATATTTGTGGCAGGCATAAAAAAAGTATTTTTTAGGCAACATTATAGGACTAACGAAGGGATAAATTTTCTAGAAAAATGTAATATAGAGGTGATAAAAATATGAAAAATAGAATTGGGATAACAGCGTCTACGTTTGATCTTTTTCATGCTGGGCATATTGTAATGCTTGAAGAAGCGAAACGACAATGTGATTGGTTAATAGCAGCAATACAAATTGATCCAACGATAGACAGACCTAGTACTAAAAACAAACCTGTTCAATCTATTATAGAAAGGCAAATACAAGTAAGCGCTTGTAAATTTGTTGATGAGGTAATTGTTTATAACAATGAAAAAGAACTAGAAGATATACTTTTAACTTTCCCTATAGATGTAAGAATTATAGGTGAGGAATATAAAGATAAAAATTTTACCGGTAAAGAAATTTGCGATAAAAGAAACATTCAAATTTATTATAATAAAAGAGATCACTATTTTAGTTCAACTGATTTAAGAACTAGAGTTTTTGATGCTGAGCTAAAAAGAAGAGGGAGGATATGGGAAGAAAACAACACTTCGAATGTATCGAATGTGATGCAGTCTTTAAAATAAATTATGACTTAGATAAACATTATTATAACGTAACGTTTTGTCCTTTCTGTGGATCGGAAATGGATGAAGATCAACAAGATGAATATGAGGATGATGAACAATGAGCGGAGCTGCTAGTTGGTGGTTAGATGTACCACATAGGGATGAACTCTGGTGTTTTAATAACAATTTATTTTCTCCAGATGAATGTAAAAGAATTATAGAAATAGGTAATGATCCAGAATTGGTTAATCTCGGACCAGGAATTGTTGGAGGAAATGATCATTCTAAAGTAGATGAAAATATTAGAAAATCCACAATAGGGTGGTTTCCAGTGAGAGATGAAACTATTTGGATTTTTCAAAGATTAACTGATGCTATAACTAGTATTAATAAAGGTTTTTATCAATATGATTTAACTCATATAGAAAATTTACAATTCACAGTTTATAAACAGAATTCTAATTTTTATGGAAAGCATATAGATGCCATGTACGAAACTAATGCTTCTAGAAAATTAAGTTTATCAGTTCAATTGACTGATCCTACTGAATACGAGGGTGGTGAGTTTCATCTTTTTTCTGGAAATGATCCAATGGTTTTACCAAAGACGCAGGGTACTTGTTTATTTTTTCCAAGTTGGTCCTTACATGAAGTTACCCCGGTAACCAAAGGTACTCGTTTTGCTCTTGTAACTTGGGTATGTGGTCCTAGATTTAGATGAAACAATGTCCTAAGTGTGGGACAATGCACAATAAAAAGAGAGCTGAATTTTGTTCTCGAGCTTGTGCTAATTCTCGCAATTGGACAGCAGAACACAAAAAAATATTTTCAGAAAAACAAACTGCCTATATGGCCAGAGAAGAATCAGAAGAACACAGAGCAAAAAAATCTATTCAAACTAGAATGTTACATAAAATTGGTAAAATGGGGTACAATGGATCTTTTGAAGCTGAAGAAGATATAATGACTAATCCAGATGATTATTTTATAATAACACCTAGAATAGAAGCTGATGGTAAGTTTGTGGAAGGGGGAGACCTATGGGAAGAAGTGTGATAAATACTGATTTAACAACAGTAAATCATAATGAATCCTTGGTTGTACAAAAACAAACCTTTAATTGTTGTGCCCCAAGGCGCATACGGTTATGTATATCTTATAGAAAATCTTGTAAATAAAAAGAAATATATAGGAAAAAAACTATTTTGGTTTATTAAAACTAAACAAGTAAACAAAAAAAAGAAAAGAATAAAATATGAATCTGATTGGCAAGAATATTGGTCAAGCTCTCTAGATGTTCATAAAGATGTAGAATTATATGGTAAAGATAATTTTAACAGAATAATTTTACATATTTGCCAAAACAAAGGATCATGTAATTACTTAGAGGCAAGAGAACAAATGGATAGAAGAGTGCTTGAAACTGAAGAGTATTACAATGGAACTATACAATGCAGAATTCATAAGACGCATATAAAACTATGAGGATTAAATGAAAATTGCTGTGATTGGCGCTGGTATTGCAGGTTTAACTGCAGCATATTACTTAGCAAAAAATAAACACTCAGTAACAATTTTTGAAAAAGAATCATCACCAGGTATGAAATGTTCTTATGCTAATGGTGGGCAATTATCTGTTTGTAATTCTAATGTTTGGACTACTTGGAATAATGTAATAAAGGGGTTTAAATGGATGCTAAAGTCGGATGCTCCATTGTTAATAAGACCTGATTTAGATTGGCAAAAGGCATCTTGGTTGTTTAAGTTTATTCAATCTACACTGAGAAATGACGCTGAGATAAGAACAGCAAAAATTATCGAATTAGGAATGATATCCAGAAGACTTTACAATACTATTGCTAGATCTGAAAATATTAATTTTGATTATAATAAATGTGGTATACTTAAAATTTATAAAAATAAAACTTATTTTGAAGATGCAAGAGCAGATATTAAATTCTATAATGAATATACAGTAGATACACAAGTACTTTCATCTAACGGTTGTTTGGAAATAGAACCAAGATTATATCATATTAAAGACAAAATTGTAGGGGGTATATGGACTCCAGATGATGCTGTAGGAGACATACATAAATTCTGCACTGAGATTGCAAGAACTCTTGCTGAAAAATACGATACTAAATTCGAGTATAACTTTGAAGTAAAAAAATTAGATGAGATCGCTGAGTATGATAGAATAGTTATAGCTAATGGTTCTGATGCATATAAACTTATGATAGATAAACTTTGTATTTATCCAGTAAAAGGTTATAGCATAACGCTGAGAGGTCATGGTTCTCCTGCTCTGTCGTTGTTAGATGATGAAGCCAAAATAGTTTGTTCAAGACTTGGGGACAGATTCAGAGTAGCTGGCACTGCAGAATTGACCGGGCATAATCATAAAATTACTAAATCTAGAATTAATCCCTTGTTAAGATGGGTAAAGGAAAACTTTCCCAATTTAAATATAAATGAATACTCTCCCTGGGCATGTCTTCGCCCAATGACTCCTGACATGATGCCAATCGTTATGAAATCTAATTTCAATAGTAAAATTTTTTATCATTGTGGCCATGGGCATCTTGGTTGGACTACTGCTCCAGCAACTGCTCAAAGGCTTGCGAAAATGATGGAATAGATATCTTTTGTAATGAGTGTCAAGTGTTGTGAAAGAACAACACTGGCTTAAGTACCCGAGCATTTGACTCGGGTAACTTTTGGTTATATAATAAGTAATGATGAGAAAAAAACGATTCGACAGACGCCACATCGTGTATCTCTTACAGAACGCGGTAACAGGCGAATCTTACGTTGGGGTGACACAGGGTTTTAGACAAAAAGACCTTCGTGTGAGGGTTCTAAAGCACTTTCAGAGGGCCCTTAGCGAGTCCAAGAGCTGGACTTTATGCAAGAACATACGTCAGTATGGTCCAGAAGTATTTGTCTGGACAGCACTTGAAGTTGTCAGGGGCAAAAGCGTTGCTCACGCATTAGAACTTGAACTTCTGTTCAAGTACTCTCCAGAGTTAAATACTAAGTAACCCGTTATTTGACTCGGGTAACTTTTGGTTATATAATATGGATATAGTGAAATTTAGGAGATGCAAATGGCTTCAGTGACGATTAAATTCAACGAGACCAAGAAACGCTGGGAAGGTTCAGTCAACGGTCGCGTCAAATCTCATAGTGTTCATTTGGACTATGTGCAGAACAAGATGTCCGCTCTCGGATATCAGATCAGCGCTGCTCAGACGATCAACAAAGATGCTAAGCAAATAGACGAATTCGGTATCACTAAGCGGTTCGAGTTTGTCAAGCAAATGGTAACGATGGTTGCGAAGAAGACTGTAGCATCAGCAATTATTACGGGGCAGGGTGGTCTGGGTAAGACTCACAGTGTTATCCGAGCTCTTAAAGATTGTGGTTTGCAGGATGTGACTGATCTTGCATCTTTCGAGGTTGGTACTCGTTTGCAGGGTTCTAAATCTTTCAGAATCATCAAAGGATTCAGTACTGCCAAGGGGTTATATCGTTCTTTGTTCGAAGGTAACGGTATGACTCTGGTCTTTGACGACACAGATAATATCTTGAAAGACCCAGTTGCTCTAAATCTTTTGAAGGGCGCACTAGATTCGTATGGAGAGCGTTATATCAATTGGAATGCGGATATCAAAGACGAAGACTTGCCTAGATCTTTTAAGTTTACTGGCAGTATCGTGTTTATCTCTAATATGGATCACGACAGGTTGGATCAAGCTGTCAGATCAAGATCACTATGCGTTGATTTAAGTATGACTGAAGATCAAAAACTAGAACGTATGGAAACTATCATTAAAGATGATGACTTTTTACAGGACTATTCTATGTCCCACAAGCTAGATGCTTTAGTATTTCTTAAAGAGATCTCAAAAAGTGTACACAATCTTACTTTACGATCATTGATAAGCGTAGTTAAGATTAGAGCAGAAGAAGGTGATTGGAAGCAATTGGCTAAGTACATCTTGACTGCTGGGGCTTGACTCGGCAGTCTTTTTAATATATACTAAAGAATATGTGAGGAGTTGATATGAAAAAACGTTTAGTTCCAGGATTGAAGAATTCGCAACGTGTTCGATTCATTATTGATGGATTTGGTTTCTTTTGTAAGGTAGAAGATCTCTGGATGAATACTGGCACGTCTAGTCATGCTACTGCTCTTCAGGATGCGATATTTGCTCTCGCAAATAGCAAGAGTGACCCAGGACCTGCAGGCAAGGCATGCATCGGCATTGCTGGTACCTGGCGCGGTCACAATGTCCAAATCGATCTTTGCTAGGTTATAATGAATAAAAACGTAAAATATCTAGTGCCGTATTATTCATGAGCATCTTTGAAATTATACTTGGCGCATTTCTTGTTTGGGCTATAATTATTCGATTACGAGGAAATTCTCATCAAAACAAGATTAAAATATCCCATCCTTTAATAGAAACTAATATTGTTTTCTACAAAGTCGAAAAAATAAACAATACTTTTTATCTCTGGAACAAGGATACAGACGATTTTTTAGCACAGGGATCTACAATGGAAGAAGCAGCTAAAGTATTGGTGGAAAGATTCCCAAATACTATTTTCAAGGGGGAAGACTATGAGTCACGCAGAGGACAAACATAAAAATAGTATCAGAAGATTACGAAATGAAAGCGCAATAAAGAGACAAGTAAAAATAGCAACTAGTATGGGGATAAAGATATCAGAACCCCATAAGCTTTATAAGCACCATGCATTAGACTGTGGCATTTCTAATTGTCCAATGTGTTCTAGTCCTAGAAAAAGATTAGGCGTAAGATCTATACAAGAAAAAAGATTTTATCAGGATATCAAAGATGATTTTATCTAAAATTGATATTGAATCAAAGGAAAATGATTTTGTAATTACAACATCACAAATCAATTCTCTTAATATTGAAGATATAACTGCAGGCATATCTTCCTCATCTTACTTTGCCAATGCTCATCAAAATACACAACAATTCTCTGTATTTGATACTGATCAATTTAGTACTTTAATTTCAGGTTTAAGTCCTTTTAGCATAACTAGTATACAAGAATTCAAGGAAATTAAGAGTACAAAATATGTAATTGCTGGCAATCAATTGGAATATCAAAATTTCTTAAAAAGAAAAGGTTTCTCTGCAGATGAATATAAGTATGTATATCATAGCGATATGCTTTATGGCATGAGAAATATACACGGGTATTACGTTGGATCCTGGCGTTCAAGAACAGATATAGATGAAATAAAAAAAGAAATAGAGAATTGTAATATTTCCTGGGAAACCAACAATGGACGATAATGACGCAAAATTGGCTGCAGAGGATACTGATGAATTTATTAGAAAAATGAGTTATCAGTATGATCCAATGCTTATAGCAGCATTTTTAGTAATAAAAGGATTCGGAATATATAAAACATCCATGGAACCAGATGAGTATGATTTAATTTGTAAAAAAATATACAATGAAAGAGACAAAATTAAGGAATTTTAACTTATAAAAATGAGGAAATAATATGATGTATCCAGAAGAAGTTTGGTATAACATTAAGCATTATGATATGCCTCTAGAATCTTTTAAACAATTTCTTGAGGAATACAAGGAAAGTTTAAAAAAAGAATGGAATATTCTAATAAAAGATAATTCATTAAATGAAGAGTTTTAAAGAAAGTATAGAGAGAAAGTATTCCGATGGTACTAAAATACCAAACACACTCCCTCCAGCATACTCCCCTGCAAAGGGAAATAAAAATTGTGCTAATTGTGGTGCCTATATTACAGCTACCAAATATTGCAAAACCTGGGATGCTAAGGTAAGACCCACATGGTGGTGCAAAAAATGGATCCCAGTTAAGAAAAGTGCTTGACAATCAATACTTTCTTCTATATAATTATGGTATAGTGACAAAAAGGAGTTTATATTATGGGTTTAGACATGTATCTCAGAGCACGTCGTTACTTGAGTTATGACGACAATCGTCGCAATTCTCTAAGGCACGAATTTCAGGTTCCCGATGATTGGGAAACCAATGAAGTCAGCTTTG